CCCCAATCTAGGATAAATCCTATTTGGTCACGCTAATTAAATTTGTGATCCCATGAAAACCTGGCCGCGCCAGGAAAAATTCCGGAATCCCAAAGGATATGGCGCGACCAATTCTTGCTAAAAGCAAACCTACTCGGTCACAGAGTAGTAGTTTATTTACGGATGTCTTCACATCGGATGAATTTACCGGCTTCATCTAGCCACGTGAGTTTAATGACATCACCAGGTCATTTCGACCCACTTAACCGGGTGGGTCTCCGGGGAGTGGTGGAGTGGATTCACAATAACATCTAGGTAATCCAGTCCACATGTAGACTTGGAAATCCTCTCCTGCTGCTACATAAAAGTCAAGCGTAGACTTATCTCCAACCAAGGCATTAACTTTCACCTTGAACCCCTCCACACCTTGAGAGGTGTCGGTCCAATCTTGTACTTTACCTGGTACAAAACGTGCTGGAGAATAATAAGGCATTTCAAACTCAGTGGTAGGATTGACGCCTAAGTTTGCAAAAGTCATACCACGTACCCCAGTATTAATTCGCGATACTGGGGCTGCATAATCCAAAACGACAGATTGCGAAGCAGCATTCGAATTAGTAAAAGGTGTAATACCTCCTTGGAACTTCTGGTAGAGCGAATCACCTACTGGTTTTCGCTGAACAGTCATATTTCCTTGGATTATGCCGGATACATTGGTCAAGTTGGCCAGTGATTTGTACCGGATAGATCCCCGAAAACCTTGAAAGGCATAGGTAACCCAGTGCATCAAAACTGTATTGGCAAAATTATAAGGTCCAGTAGTAGAGTTATCAACTGCACCAGCTACGTTTCCTCGTAAAAAGGGGTAAGCTGCCATGTTGAAATCATTGGTGTACGAATAGGCATTGCCAAGTGCGTTTATATTCAGAGTCTCTCTCCTCCACAAATTGTATCTTTTGAGTAAGGTACGAAAAGACAAAATAGATTCACCAGTATAAACCATATTGATCATGGAATTATCTTGCTGGGATGGACCTAGATTATCAGATTCAGCTTGTTGAGGAGCAGATGGTTCAGGTGTATTTTGAGCTTCTGAAACAATTTCTTCACCCATTTGGGGTCTAAAGACAAACCGTTGGAACGAGTCGTCAGGTACAAAGACCTCAAAATCATCACCCATGGATACAAAAACATTAACTTCAACATTATTGTCCGCAGTACTATTTGGCGTAGTAAGCTCATTCACAATGAACACTCCAATTACTCCATTTCCTTCCTCTTTCGAAGTGTAGGGAGTAGTAGAATACATTTGCGTAACAGAATCCACACAGGGTGTGTGTCGTTCAAGTAAAGTAGTTGGTTGTCCGTTTCCTATCTCAATAGTAAAATCTTGAGTATCAGCTATGTCGATAACTTCAGTGTAATTGACATTGTATTCAGAAAAACGAACACCAGCCATTGCACCAAAATAGTTCGGGTCATATACTATCTTCAAACGACCTTTATGGAAAGCTGAACAAACTATTTGAAATCGAAACTTCATTGATCCAGTCCAAAACTTGAATGGCATGGCTGCCATAGCACAAGCAGGAAAATGGAAAGAAACTGGTGTCAAAGAGCTTTCAGCCCAAGTCACAGGACTAACTCTCGCATTCCATAACAATGTCTCAGGTACAGTACCCTGATCCCACGAAAACTTCGTCAAATAAGATTCTCTCTTAGCAATCTCCTTGATAGCCATAGGATCAGCTGAACCTAAGCCAGCAATACGTGGATCAATAGATAGTTCCTGTTTGTCATCCACAGTTAATTTTTGCGCCGTATCAGGTACATTGGTAACTGCAAAAGAACTAGTAGGAAACAATCGCATGGGCGAAGGATTCTTAGTCTCGGGTGGTCGACAATAACCAAATTGCTTCGCGACCTTTGCCACATTTCCTGCCACAGTAGCAGTAGCCAAGGCATATGGTTTTATGGCCGGAATGACGGACAAAGCGTTAGACATCTTAGCTACAGCTGTTGCTGGTCCAGAAATCATACCTGTTTTGTTAGCTTCATCAATCTCAGTTTCCTCACCCATTTGCGGTTGCAAAGTAGTTGTATCAACTGAGGTAAGTACAGACAAGCTAACATCTTCCGCCCAAGCAAAGACAGAGATCGTGACATTGTCAGTGGCTCCATTGGCATGCAACAACGTATTCAAAGTTCTGAAATACAATTGTCCCATGTCGGTCCACTCAGCATCTGGAATGGTCAAGTAATTCTTATGGTAGAAAAATGGTAAAACCATCTCTCCGCCAGTAGAAGTAGTTGGGTCTAGAAAGATGTGAGGCCACTGTGAAGCTTGCACTAAATCCTCTGGTACTAAAGAAGCTGTCTCAGTGACAGCATCATAGTCCGCAAGAGGTAGGTAGGCACATAGAACTCGACCATACAAAAAACCATTGCCATTAATAACAACTTTGAGATGCAATTTAGCACGTAAAAGGTTGTAGTTATTGATCCTATTAATTACTCTGGTATTATTAAAGTACAAATCCCAGGGATCAAAATCAACACCCAATGTGGTGCCAGTGCCCCATCCAATCTCAGCAATTTTGATAGGGCGACTGAAGAAATTCTCCAAAGTCGCATCATTAGTGTCTTGCAACATCCTTGTAGGATCCATTTCACTATCAACGTTATAAGTATAAGCAGGTAGTTGATCACGAAAGCGAACATTTTCTTCTTTGTCGCTATTCATGACCTTCATGACAGAACAATCAGACGTAATGCCTGACTGCATTTCAAATACGGGTGGTTCATCCGGTATATTTTTCGTATAATCCAGGAAATTGCCAAGAGGCATATCCAAGAAAACTTTAGAATCTTCATTCAAACGATTATATTCATAGATCAAACCACACTGCATCTCATATTCATCATCCTTTGATTGAGTTTCAGCTAGATTTAAAAATTCTCCAACTGGCATTCGAAGTAGACTCTTACAATAATACTCAAGAGACTTCAAATACAAAAACGTCAAGGATCCCTCACGTGGGGCATCCTCAAAGGGGCGGTGTGTTGACGCACTGTCTCCGACAGTGCTTGTTTCAGCGTCAAACAAGCTTTCGTTGGTACAGGGTTTTAAGTCCCCTGGAAGACTTACTAATTTATTTTGGTTATTTTGGTTAGAAATTCATTTATTTACAACATCGATTGGTGAATCAGCCATCCGTGCGGTGATATTTACATTGGTGGACCAGGCCATCCCTAAATAGGGAACGTCATCCAAATACACAAAGCCTAATATATAACATAAAAACATCTACAAAACATGCAATTTATTGGTATCCATATATGTATTCGAATTTTGATTTGTTCCAACACCCAGATTCAAACTGGGCCCACATTTTTAAGGGTATGTGATGGCCCTGTAACTACGGTTACTCGTAGTTCTCCTTCCAAATTTGTACTCTCTCGTCAAAATCACGATCTAGTTCAGTGCACAAATGTGAAAGGTTTGCTCTCTTTGCTATTTCTTGCAATTGAGCGCGACGTTTTTCATAGACATCACGTCCATGATTGAACCACTCACGAAGAGCAGTATCAATATTAATGCCACAAGCATGCTCCTCCGTCAAAGGAGCACCTTTTCCACGCATGAAACAATGTAGCATCTTTTCGCAGGATTTGTCAACTAGAGCGCCCACGTGGCACCCTATCTCTGGAATAAAGACACTTTTCCGCTTTAAAAATTCAAAATCTTCAGCGGGCAAGTAATCTAGCAATTCACTTTCCTTGTCTGGCATGGTATATATCTGTCCATACTCAGCAAGAAACTCAGAGAAACCTTTAATGGTAAAATTGTCCAATTCCTTTTTCTTTGTTCCGATATTATCATCGCCATAAGTCATCAACGCGACGTAATCGCGGAAACGTTTCCTTTCCTCGAAGTTATCAAAGGAGTGGTGAGCGTAAAAATAACAACGCATATTAAGTGCACCACAAATTCCATTCAATTGGGCAGTCAAAGAGTTGCCACTGATATGAGTACCAGTGATAAACCCAATTAAATCCCCATTGAAAGCTACGACAGCGTAAACTAAATCGCCAGTCATAGCTTCCATAACACTAATGTCTTCGTCGCTATAGTCACATTCTCTTGCAAAATCAATGAGAATGCGCAAAGCAGCGAAAATAAGTTGAGATGGAATTTTCTGATCGTACTTTCCATAGTCTCCTCCTATGAGATGCTCTTCTCCATGTTTAAAAATATGTTGATGGAGCTCCTCCCATTCAGGACCGTGACAATTTATGCCAACAGCACTTTCAGCTTTTAGAGGATTCATTTGCAATACACGCAAAATAGGTAAATAATACTTACGTACTAAATACGTCAAAGGAAGTGCATTGCCGTAGAAAATTCGACATTTAGGTTTTGATAAAACTTCATCTTTCTTACAAGCTTTGGCAATAGGATAGGCACGTTCGCCTCTACGATAACAATCCTCACAACGTTTGATTTCATCCATTATCATTGGATCAAACACACGGTTGTTAGGATTTTCAGGAGTAGGAGGCAACTCTGTTACAAAGCGTCTCTTCTTGCCATTCAAAGGAAAACCCATCGATGTATCAAGTTTGATTGCATCAATAAATTTCTTACCAGGTATACCACACAGATTTTCTTGATCAGTGAGGGGCCTAGCATCATTCCACAAGGGATTTTTGAAAATGGGTAATAGATCTTCCTTATAATCCCGAACAGCAACATCTAATAGATCAGTGCTGTACGGTTTCGCGGGGTTTGACAAATTAGCCAAGCATTCCTGCCAGCCAACATATTGCGGAAATTGAATGGGTGG